ATCTACCTTATTTAACATCGCGTTATGGCATGGAGGACTACAAACAAAGTCCTTTATACACTCCGATGGTCAGTAACTTAGCTGAACTGCAAGCAACGCCAGGGTATCAATTTCAATTGCAACAAGGTTTGCAAGGCGTTCAACAAGGCGCAGCCGCTAAAGGTGGATTGATGTCCGGTGCAGCGGGTCAAGCCATGAATAATTACGCTCAAGGTCAAGCCGCTCAAGGCTATCAATCGGCTTGGGAAAGAGCGCAAAAAGCTTACGGTACAGCATTTACTCAAGATTTAACCCAAAAAGCACAGATTGGTAATATGTATTTAGAGCCCGCCAAGTTAGGTCAAAATTCGGTACTCGGCTTAGGTCAAATAGGCGTAAACGCGGCTACAGCAATGCAACCCGCTTATGCAGCTTTAGGGCAAGCTAATGCTGGATCAGCGATGGCGCCTTACGGACAAATTTCTAGTTTGGCAAGCGTTGGCGGCGGATTGTTTGGCAGCGGAGGGCCGTTAGAAAATTATTTTAAAGGTAGTAGCGGCGGTGGTGGGATTGGATCATCAAGCCCTTATAGCGGGTCTGTTATGGGGAATGTTCAATCTTCAAATCCTTCAGCGGGAATGAATTGGGGCTTTCAACCAGGTTTAGGATACGGACAATGAGCGATTTACTTGATTTATACAAATTTTATGGGGCTAAATTTCCCGAAGGCTTAAAAACATCGCAAGATGCACAAGCTAACGCTATCGCTTTAGATAACGCTCTTAGAGCGCAACAAGAGCGTAGGGACTTGAAAGCGCTATACGCTCAACAAGCTCCACCTTCATATCAACAAATAGGCGCTATTGACCCTGCACTGGCGCAAGAATATTCAAAAAATCAATTTGCTATGCAAAAAGATATAGTTGGTATGCAGCATCAACAAGCGGAAACAGCTAAAATTTTAAATGCAGAAGATAGAGAAAAAGAAGCTTTAATGGCTAATGCAGCGTTGCCTCATTTAAACGCTTATGAAACTAATAAGCGAGAAGGTAAAATTCCAGAAGCCGAAAATCATTATAATCTAATGACTGCATTAAGTGATATAGCAAATCAAGCAGTTGCAGGAAATTGGGCGCCTAGTCATTATACATCGATGGATCCTAATGCTACATATGAATCCATATTATCAAATGTTAATAAAAGCAAAGTTTTTACGGATAGTCAACGGTTAAGTCAAGAGGCAGCTAAAGCTCGAGGTTCTCAAGAAGGGCTTGTTCAAGGAGGGGTTGCACCTCAACCAAGCACTTATTACAATTCATATGGACATGACGAAAATGGAAACGCTTTTGTTATTCCAGGGTCTAGTGGAATGTGGCCTCCAGGCCCTAAAAGCCCTGAAAATACTCAGCCTCCTGACGCTAACGCTACGCCTGCCGATCCAGCCAATATTAAGAAATTAGCTTTTTATGAAGGTATGTTGAAGGATCCTGATGCAACTGCTGAAGATCAAGCTTTTGCAGAAGCTCAAATTAGAAAATTAAGCCCTAAAGAAAATTTTAACGCACAACCACAAGTAGTAATTAATACCCCTGATCAAATAAAAGCTAAAAACATTCAGCAAAAAGGTGAAATTGCAGGCGCTGAAAAAGCAGCTGCTTTAACTGCTGAAGAAAAACAAGCATCTAAATCGTCAATCGACAATTATTTCCGAAGTAAACCCCCTCAACAAGTATTGGGGCTTATTAAAGAATCTCTTGCAGGTGATATTGATGCTGGTGTTGCTAGAATTGGGCAAGTTTTTGGGATTGCTACTCCTGGGGCAAGTGCGACTGAGGTGTTAAAAGTTGTTACTCAACAACTTGCCATGTCATCACCCTATCCACCAGGTTCACAATCTGATGCAGAATTTAAAGCTAGATTGCTTTCAATAGGTGATCCTGGAGCAGTTACGCCTATTGAATCAAGACTTAGAGCATTAGAAGAAGTTTATCGAAATGTTGAATCTTTTGTCGTTCAAAAAGGCGATCTATCTCAAGATCAAATTCTTGATGCCGTTAAAAATGGATACCTATCTGAATCTAGTGCATTAGAAATGCTTAATAACCAAATGCTTAATAAAGGAGCGCCAATTTACGCCCCAACGCAAGATAAGAAAACTTCAACTGGAGTAAAGTAAAATGAGTATGACAGTAGAAGATTTACGCGCAAAAATGGCACAAAGAGCTGAATCTCTTAAAGCAACTCAACCAAATGAAACCATGATGAAAGCGGTAGCTAATGCTGCTGCGAAATGGAAAGCTTCACAAATGCCTGAGCCTAGTAATTTTGAAAAAGGGTGGCGTTCTATGGCAGGTGCAGGTACTACTGCTGCGTTAGGAGTTAAAGAAAAATTATTGGGGTTATCTCCTGAAGAAGAAACACGTAGGGAGGAAATCAATCAATACATTAATAAAGCAGGATGGCCGGGTATAATTGGTTCAGGCGTAACCGAAGCTGTTAATTTAGCTCCTGCTGCGGTTTTTGGCGCACCAGCAGCTATGGGCGCTTTAGGCCGTTCAACGCTTGCATCTGGATTAGCATCATTGTACGCGCCAACAAATGAACAAGCTGAAAGTGCTAAAGAAGCATTTTTTGGGCAGCTTGGAGGAGAAACGCTTGGTAAAACAATCCCCCACGCTGTAAATTTAGGAAAAAAAGTATATGAAGGCGTAGCTGGAATGCTCCACGCGCCTACAGCAGCAGCGCAAACATTAGGGAAGTTTGCAGACGTTCCTGGAAGATCAATCCCCGAAACTGTTGATCTTTCTCGCACATATAAAAATATTCCTGAACTTAAACCAACTTTAGGAATGATGGTTCCTGAAGATCAAAGGTCATTGCTTGAGTTTGAAAATTATGTGCGTACTAAATTTGGTAAAACTGCTTTAGCTGAAGCAGATATATATAATCAACAAGCTATATTAAAAGGGCTTCAAGAACGCGCATTTGATCCAACGCAAGCGACTAAAGAAATGGAGTTATTAAACGCTGAAACTGGAGCTTTGCGTAAAACAGCTTTTGATTTAGCAAGGCAAAAAACTTCAGAAGAATTAGCTAACCCTATATTGCGTGAAACATCTGCAATTAGAACTCGTCCTGGTGAAACTGGCTTAGGCTCTCCAGCAGCGCAAACGACTGCATCTGGAATTGAAGGCATTGCTTTAGGCCCTGTAAGTAAAAAATCAGTTATTGGCGCAGGGGGATTAGCAGTTGACATTCCTGTATTTGCTAGAAAAGTTGACCCAGCTAATCTTTATGCGGCCAGAAAAACAATCGATGATACTTTAAGAGGTGCTGTAGGGCCAAATGATGAACTTGGAAATGCTATTAAAGCTAATAAAGTGGTTTCAATGGAATTGAAAGGCGCAATTGATGAAGCGTTAAAAGCTGCAAGCGCTGGAAATTGGGAAAAATATCTTGATACTTACATAGAAAAGATAAAACCTATTGAAGAAGGTAAAGCTTTTCAGGGAGTTCTAGAATTATTTAAAACCGCGCCTAGAATTCCTGGATCAACTTTGGCAAGCATTAGCCCTTATAAAATGCGTAAAGCTGCTTCAGAAGCCACATATAAAGAAATAGGAACTTCGTTAAAAGACATACTTTCACCAGAAGGTAGATCATTTTTAGATGATGCTGCAAATGCAATGTCAGCTATTGAAAATGTTAGGTCTGGATTAACTGCGACTAACAATTCAGCCTCAGCATCAAGACTTTATGAAATAGCTAGAAATGTACCTAAAGCAATACAGCCTGTAATAAATGCAGGTTTAGCAGCAGTTGATATACTTACCAAAAATAAATCGCAAGAAATTATTGTTGACGCTTTAAAAAATCCTGAAAATTTTCAAGCAATTGTTAATAGGTATAATAAAATGAACAAAGTTCCAATATCTCCTGCTCAAGCTAAAGGGCTTCAAGTGCTATTGGGTTCTGTTGGTGCAGGCGCAGCGCAACAAGGTAGAAGATAATGGCATCATTATACGATTTATTACAAGGTCAAAATGAAGAAGATGCATATAATAGATTAGCGGCTATGCGCCAATCATATATGCCTAGTCAATTTCAACAAGCTGCTACACCGATGAACTTTAGAGTTAATGCTAATCCTATGGTGCGGGGTATGCAAAACGGTCAACCTAATTACGGTTATGGTAATCGTTATAATTCAAAGATGCCTAAAGGCACTGGATATTATGGTGAAGTAGCTAGACCTGAAGGCGGTTTTTCAGGTGAATTAAGCGTTGATACGGGTTATGGTGATATACCTTCAATGGTTCCAGGCTTGACACCTAATGAAATGCAATCGGTTTTAACTGCTGGAGAAGGTCAGCAATTTCCTGAATCAGTATATAGAAAAGCATCTAGCCATGCTGCTTTTAGAAAGCTTAATGGTTTGGCTGCATTTGCTGGAATAAACGATCAACCTTCTTTATTACCAAGTAGATCAGGCACGTTGATGGCTGATCTTTATAATAGATAGATACAGGAATTGAAATGACTCAAGCATACTTATCACCGATTTTACAAAACGCGCAGTTTAGCGATGATGGGACTTTCTTAAATGGAGGTCTTATTTGGTTCTACGCGGCGGGTACTTCTACACCTTTAACTGCTTATCAAGATGGCGCGGCTACAACACCTTGGCCTAACCCTATAATATTAAACGCTAGGGGCGAAACAGGCGGTCAAATTTGGCTAGATGGCATCTACAAGATGGTATTGCAAGGCGCTCCTTTAGTTGGCGAAACTAATGGCCCTGCTATCTCGACATTTGATAACATTTACGGTGTCAATGCTCCGACATCGTTTGCACCTCCTTATGTGTTTGCTGGTACGTCAACTTCACAATCCAACACCGACATCTTCATGGGATGGAATGGGGTTAATTTTACTGCTTCACAAGAAACAACCGATTTTGGTGCTAACTGGCCTATCAATATCACAGGCGCTGCTGGCCCTATCGGTCATGTAGCTGCTTATGCGGGTAATGTAGTACCTTTAGGGTATTTAGAATGTAATGGCGCTGCGGTATCAAGAACAACTTATGTTAATCTGTTTGGTGTCTGCGGTATTTTATATGGCGCAGGCGATAGCACAACGACATTCAACCTTCCTGATTTAAGAGGCTATTTTGTTCGAGGGTGGGATGATAGCGCTGGTGTGGATGTCGGGCGTGTCTTAGGATCTACACAAGCAGATTTAGTCGGGCCTGTTACAATTACCGATCCGGGGCATACGCATACTGATGCAGGGCATACACATTCATACACTAATAATATGGGCGGGGGCAACGGTGGTTCATCAGGATCAGCATCACCTACTAGCGCAACTACAGGTTCAGGCGTTGCCGATATTCAATCAAATACAACTGGTATTCTGATTGCGTCAGGCGCTGAAACACGTCCTAAGAACGTAGCAATGATGTACATCATAAAAACATGAGTACCTTATTAGGTTTTTTTATATGGTTAAAATCAAGGCTATCTGAACCTAGCACAATGGCTTCTATAGCCGCTGTTTCTGCTCTAGGTGGGGTTAATGTTGATCCTGGTGCAGTACAAAACGCCCTTAATATAGGCACAATTGTATTCGGTGCTTTAGGGTTCTTTGTAGCTGAAGCAAAACCAAAAACTATAGTTAATTAAAGGATCTGACAACGTGGACGACATACTAAGCAGAGTGGCAAAAGTGGAAGAACGATTAGATGGGTTGTGCAGAGAGCTAAATGATGAACGTGAAGAATCACGAAGACGTTCAGATAAGATATTTGACGCTTTAGATGTGTTACAGAAAACTAATAACTCGAATAAGGGCTTCTTTGGCGGCGTGGTCTTTAGCGTGTCGGCGATATTTGCTTTTATCGTTTATGTAACTTCAAGAGGGCAATAATGTCCGCCTTAGAGATATTAATCAAGCTAATTAAAGAGTCAGAAGGCTGTCAGCTTACCAGTTATAAGTGTCCGGCAGGAATCTGGACAGTGGGGTGGGGTTTCACCGGGGCAGAAGTAAAACAAGGCGTATGCTGGACGCAAGAAAAAGCCGATGAATGTCTATTAGTAACCGCCATGAGTGTTCTTGATCGAGCGGTGAAGTATTCGCCCATACTAGCTACAGCTAACATTGAAAAATTAGCTGCTATCGCTGACTTCATTTATAATCTGGGTGTTGGTAATTACGCCAAATCGACATTAAAAAAACAAGTCGATGCGGGTAACTGGCTGGCGGCTTCATCCGAAATAAAGAAATGGGATAAAGCAGGCGGTAAGGTCTTAAAAGGTCTTACTATTCGTAGAAATAAAGAAGCAGAATTATTACTCTTATGATTAACTTAGAATTAGAACTAGAAGAAATTAACATCATTATGAACGCTTTAGGTGTAGGCCAATTCGTTCAAGTAGCTGGCGTTATCAAAAAGATTCAAGAACAAGCAGGCCCACAAGTTGCTGCGATGCCTGCTGAAGAAGAAATTATTTAATACCTGGTATTGGTGGGATAGGAACAACTAGCATAGCAGGCGCTATTTGTTCCATCGGCGTTACTACTGGAACCACATCAGGTGTAGTAATATTTGTACCTAATGCCATGCGGTTAATCACCATCCCATTAGTACAGGTAGTTTGCGTACCAAAAGTAGTGCAGTTAATTGTTTCTGCTGATGCCACATTAACCATTAACGATATGATTAAAGCTATAGTAAGATATAAATTAATCATTCTAGCTTTATAAAGTTTAGTTTCTAATTCTTCACAGTTATAAAAGATCATTATTGTTCTCCAAATAATTGATTGCGCTCCCTAGCCATTCTCAAGGTGCAAAAGCGTTGATGTAGGCGTATTAAAACCATCGCACGTCTAGCACCTACTTTTTCTTTCTCAAGAAGGGAAAGGACTTCTTTTTCATCTAAATCTATTAATACTTCATTCAGCTTTCGCCAACTCAAATTCATGCGCCTAATCTCCTATGTGAATGTAATTGTTCTTCGGCTTGTTTTCTAGCTAAGGCTGCATCATTTATGTTTTTAAATAAACCTAAATAATATATTTTTTTATTTAGTGTTATTCGTACTAGCCATTGATTATTAACTTTACACCATGCAACCCCTTTAACACCTGAAGAATTATTAGTTTGCAAACCTGTATTTTGTTTGTTTTGTGAACGAGTAACATCTCGTAAATTACAAAGCCTATTATCATTTTTGATTTGATTTATATGATCGATATAGTTTTTAGGCCATGATCCAGTTACAAACATCCAAATTAATCTATGAGTTAAATAATATTTATTTTTAACCTTCACATCCCTATAACCGTCTAAGCGTAATTTTCCCGCTTCAGACCCTATTTTTATACGCTTTGCACGTTGAGTTTTATTAATCAACACCCCTTTAATAGGGTCATAATCAAATAAAGCTTTTACTTCATTTTGCGTCATTTTGAAAGTTCCTCGACTGCTATTTCTGATAAGGTGCATTTCTCCTGCAATACGGAATAAATGCGTTCATCTATCGTTTTATCGGTCAGCATGACATAACACCACACTTCCCGCTTTTGACCACTCCTATGAATACGTCCTATTGCCTGTTCGAAATACTCCAATGACCACGGCAATGATAAGAACACTATCTTATTGCCATGATGCTGGAGATTTAGGCCATGCCCTGCGCTTTTAGGGTGCGCCAACAACAACTCAATCTGCCCCGTATTCCAACGCTCAACAGCGTTATGGTCATCTAATGTCTGCGCGTGGGGGTATCTGCGCTTCAGTTCTGCTAACTCCTCCTTGTAGGTGTAAAAAATCATTGTACAGTCTCGCTGATTTTCTGCAAGTAATTCTTCTAGCCTATCGAATTTATGACTGGAAAACCAAATCGATTCAGTAGATGAATCATACTTCCCAGGAGTCTTAGCAGGCGTAGTAGTCGTATGGTACACAAAGCCTGAACTCATTTGTTGCAGTTTGGTTGTTACGACTGCCGAATTAACCGCAACGGCTGTCACGCTAGGAAATTTCACTACAAAATCCTTCTTCATGGTGTTGTAGAGTTCCAAGTCCATCTGACACTTCACTTCAACAATGTGCAAAGGTGGCATTAAGTCAGTATAATCCCCTGCGTCTAATAGATATGTCGCTGGGCGTATCGCTTTCATAATTTTAGGTAAGGAATCAGAACGTGCCGCCCATTCTCCATAATCACGGTTCATCAGTACGAAATACTTTTCTAAGAACGCGCCTTTGCTTCTGCCTAGCAATGTTTGGTCTACTACTTTACATTGCCCAAACACATCTTCTAAACCATTGCTAGTAAACGATCCGGTCAAACCCCAACGTATCTTGAACAGATCAATTACTTTGAACAACGCTTTAAAGCGTGAGCCTGACGGGTTCTTTAAACGTGTCAGTTCATCGAAAACAATACCATCGAATTTCAGCAGCTCTGGATGTTCACGGCAAAGCCATAGCAGATTGTCGTAATTCGTTACGATGACATTAGCGCTGCACTTAAAAGCGTCCATTCTATTCTTAGCTGTACCAACCGCCACTTCAATGAATAGATTAGGCGACCATTTAAGCCCTTCCTGCCTCCAAACATCTGTACACACACGCTTGGGTGCAAGCACGAGGAAACGCTTAACATGCCCGTCCTGTATCATCGCCTGCATAGCTGTTAAAGTGATGGCCGTCTTGCCAGCACCAACTGGCGCAAGGATCATCGCTCGATCACGGCTATACAGAAAGTCAGCAGCCTCATCCTGATACGGTCTTAAAACCATTGCCTTGTCCAGTTCAAGTAAGCTTTACATGGGGTGCTTCCAAAACCTTTAATCTCATAAGGCCCAAGGCGCATCCACATATTACCTACACGTTTAATTCTAGGTTTAATGCTCATATTCATGCGCGTTACGCCAATCTATAAATAAGGTACACTCAATTTCTTTAAGTTCTTTCTTGAAATCACCATGCCAAAAAAAATCTTTGGTGTCTATCTCAATACTTAGATAACGAGCGCAGTCTTGTTTTTTATCGCAGTTGCTACCAAGGCAACGGGCGTTTTCATTAGGTAGTGGATATTTCATTCCCCACCTCCAAAGCCGTGTGCTTCACGTTGTTTGATGGCTATGGCTTCTAATCTTTTTTGTTCGTTGCTTAAAGGCTCACCTCCAATGCCGTGCATCTTCTCTGCAAACTTAACACCAGCCCAATAACTTTCAGCATCCAAGTCAGCATTATTAATTCTAAAGCCGTATGATATTTCTTCACGAGTTAAAGGCTTTTGCTCAGGTTGGTTTAAGAATGTTTCTGTTTCTTCTTTCACAGTATGATATTCTGCAACATCTAAGTGTCGTGATACCCATCTCTGCAACAACTCTCTTTCTCTACTCATCACTCACCTCGATATAATCTCCCACTCTGGGAGGCGTTTCACCTACCGCTTTAAGGTAATAGTCTTGCATTGCCATGCCTTCCCAACCATCATGCCAGCCGACAGGTACAGGTTTAGTTTCCTGCTTAACCGTAGACAAGGTACTCATGGCCGCGCCTGTTTTTCTTGCTATGTCAGCAAGGCTATAACCTTTGCTGTAAAGCACTTGAAGAATCAAAGAGTAATCAATATCCCTGACCATTTTTAGACCTCCCATCCATCATTCTGCGTCTAGCTTCATTGCAGTACAGTTCCATGTCCTTACTGCGGTGCATGAACTGGACGATCTGCGCAGACATTCCAGTCAACTTAATAACCGGACGTTTGTACATGAACGCGCAGACTTCTCTTATGTATGGAAGCCAGCCCATGATCTCAGCGCGGTTGTAAAGGACTGTGCCGTCCATGTGAGTGCCAGTATGCTTAGGCATACAATAGCGCGCGTCTTTGACTATCTTGTCGAGCGTTAGCGCCTTAATGCCGATCAGCGTTAGTATTTCTTTTTTGGTAATGTTAGCTTGAGCAATAGGTCTGATACCGTCTACACTTAAGCGAGTGTTGAGGCGTTTCAAGCGTACACGTTCATTGATAGCGATTCGGTTCTTGTCGTAGTAGGCAAAGCTTCTTTGCCGTTGTAGTTCGTCACGTTGCGTCTTTGTGTGCATAGTCTAGCTCCAAGATTAGTTCACAGTAGTGTATGATTTTTTTAATGTCCTCTGCGCCATTCTTACTTCGATGACGCGTGATGTACTTTACGATGTTGCCTTCCATGTACGGTAATTTGTTGGCATGGATGTAAACAACGGGTTGAATGGGTAACAAATAATGATCCCCTCCAACCATCCTAGTCGTCATACCATAACCTCTTTAAAAGCTTTAGTTCTAGCGGAAGCTGTGGTTAAGCCGTTGATGCGTTTGTAGCGGCTGACTAAGTATTCAAATTCATCTTCCTGCTTTTCAGTTGGCCGTTTAAGCCCACCTTTTACTACTTGTTCGTACAGCCAATCTATATCTTGATCTACCATATCATTTCTCCTATGTATCTATAACCTAAATGTTCTGCTGACCAATCATCAACCTGCTCGATTGTCCAAAGACAGGCGTAGTTTTGATTAAGCCGGAGCATTTCTTGTGCAAACAATTTTTGTAATTCCGATAAGCGTCCACCTTTTGTTTTTAATTCGACAAACCAACATGTGCCATCTGCCAGACAAGCAATCCTATCCGCTACGCCTCGCTGGGTAGGTGAAGTAAACTTGAAGGTCTTACCTCCGTTCACTTCAACTACCCATTTGAAATGCTTTTCAATGTCACGTTCTAGCATTTAATCTCTCAGCGTCACAAAAGAAGTGACATTAGTTGGCAGTTCCAATACCTGGTAAATACGTTCATCACCTTTTACGCCTTTGTCGATGATAAACATACCGCTGCCAGTTTTATGAATTACTCGTCCTTCTTTTGTAAAGGTTGCACCGATAAAGCCACCTAATGTAAAAGCAGATAAGATTAATATGATTGCTGTTTTATTGTTCATTTCATTTACTCTCGTTTCGTTTAGTGAGGTGACAGCTTACCACTGTAAAAAAGATTTGTACAATATATTTTTTTGTGAAATAATGTACCCACTTTAAACGAAACGAGAATAAATTAATGGCACACTCAAAGATTGTTGGCGGATCAACTGCCAAACGTGTTATCAACTGCCCAGGTAGTGTTGCGCTATGTAACGCTGCACCTGAAAAGCCTTCCAGCTCTTACGCTGAAGAAGGTACGCTTCTCCATAACACCATCGCTGAATGGCTTGCGGATGGAAAAAAGCCTATTGCTAATGATATACTGACGCAAGACTTAATTGACGACAAATATTCTGTCGCACTGGAGTTGCTTAATGAAGTTGATCCCGAATTTGGTATGGACTACGCGGTGGAAGTTGAAGTCGGTTTCGGTGATTTCATACCTGACGTGTTTGGTAGCTGTGATTTGCTTGGTCGTTTGGATAACCGCGCTATTGTATTGGATTGGAAGTTTGGAAATGGCGTCATCGTAGAGGCGATAGAAAACGAACAGCTAATGTTCTACGCGGCAGCGGCAATGCGTACTGAGAAGGCTCAGTGGGCGTTCAAGGGTGTACAAGAAGTCGAGCTTATCATTATCCAGCCTCCAATGATTAAGCGTTGGG